CCTCTGCGCCGACTCAGGCGGCGGCGGGGGCTATCGCGGCATCGCAGGCGAAGACCTCGCAGGCTCCGGCCGTGGCGAATCAAATGGAAATGAACGTCGTGAACAACATCCAGACGAACGGCAGTCCGGAAGACGTGGGCAAGGCCGTCGGCGGGGCGATGGACAACGCCCTTAGCCGCCGCAACAGGATGCTGGTCGCGGCGCAGTCCGGCGTGATTTCAAAGTGAGGTGAGGATGGCTGAAGTGTGGGCTGTCATCGATGACAGCGGAAACCCATTCTGCGGATATACGGCGCTCGACGGGTTCGAGGACAACTCGGCCGCCACGGTGCCGACGGAACCGCAGGAAAACGGGGCGCTCTACGCCTACGACAAGGTGCCGAACCCTTCCGAGTGCTCGGTGAGCCTTCTCTTCTCGGGGGACTTCCTCGCGCAGCAGGAGGCCGTGACGAAGCTTGAGGCGTACCGTCTCGGCACGCAGCTCTTCCGCATCCTAACGCCGAGCAAGGTCTACTCCCGCATGGCGCTTGTCTCCTACGGCTACTCTCGATCCGCGGTGAATGGCGCGAACGCGCTCGAAATTCACTGCGACTTCCGCGAGATCGTGTCGGCGCAGGTTGGCGGCGCGACGGTCGTCTGGTCTCCGAAGAGCGCGAATGACGCGGGGAAGACTCAGACCGGGAAAGTGCAAGGGGAAAAAAGACAAGGCATTGTCGCCGACTTGGTGAGTCCGAAATGATTGAAATTCCTCTTCAGAAACTGCCCCATCAGGAGTTCTCGATCGTGCTCGATGGGCAGAACTGCGTGCTCGAGCTCCGGCAGATGGGCTCCTTTCTGTACCTCACGCTGACGGCGGATGAGGTGAAGATCTGCGACTCGCACGCATGCCAGTCCGGGGAGCCGATCCCGGTGTGGAATACCCCGCTCTTCTCCGGGCGGCTCTTCTTTCAGGACGGCAACGGCAAGCTCAAGGCGCCGCAGTACGACGGACTCAGCGATCGATACACTCTCTACTACGTGACGGCAGAAGAATGGCAGGAACTTACAGCCTAAAGGACATCAGGGTTTCGATCACGCTAGACAAGGGTGGCGCTAATAATCAATTCGTCTTTCAGGGCTTCGCGACGAACGTCAGCCTCTCGAAGACGGGCGGCGTGGACTTTGCGACGGCCCAGGTCGAGATCTATGGCCTCACGCTTCCGGTCATGGGCCAGCTCACAACGCTTGCCTTCAAGCCCCTGGATCGCCTCTGGAATGCAATCGAGATCGCGGCTGGGGAGCGGGGCAGTGACCTCCCGGTGATCTTCCGCGGGTGCGTGACGGTGGCCTATGCGGACCTCAACGGATCGTCCCCGGTGCTCAAGATCGAGGCGCAGGTTGGCGCCTATCCGCTACTCGAGCCGGCATCTACGGTGAGCATCAAGGGCACTCAGGACGCGGCGACCTTCATCCAGTCGCAAAGCGCGCAAGCGGGCTTTGACTTTCAAAATGACGGCGTGAAGGGGACGCTCTCGGACACGACGATCTACGGCGACCCGATCACGAAGATCAGGACGGCTACCAACGCCATCGGGGCGGATGTCATCTTTGATGACGATAAGACGGTTCTGATCCCGAAGGACGGCGTGCGGCGCGCAGAGGGCGGCATCCCGCTCGTCTCAGCGGCGACTGGCATGATCGGGTATCCGGTCTTCACGAGCCAGGGCATCCAGTGCAAGACCTTCTTCCGGCCGGAGCTCCGCGTAGCCGCGGTCGTGAAGGTCGAGTCGATCGTCCCGCACGCGAGCGGAACGTGGAAGATCACGCAGCTCACGCACACCTTGAGCGCGCACAACCCGGGCTCGAGCACGTGGGAAACTTCTTTTGATGGCATGTGGCAGGGGGACTGATGACAGAAAGAACTCAGCCGCAAGGCGCCTTCGTATCTGGATCTCAGCTGAACGTCCTCGACTTTTTGATTCGGTCGATCGTCAAGGGCATGATAAATACGGCGATTCCGGTGCGAGTTGACGCAATCGAAAGGCCGGGCGATGGATCGGGCGCGGGGTATCTCTCCGCGACGCCTCTCGTGAAAATGCGGAGCGCGTCGGGCGAGGCCCTGGAGCCCGTCTCCATCCCGAAGCTGAGGTGGTTCCGGCTCCAGCATGGGACGGCGGCTCTCATCTGCGACCCGAAGCCGGGCGATGTCGGACTGGCGGTCTTCGCTCAGCAGGACGTCTCGACGCTCACGGGAGGGGCCTCGCCGCAACAGCCGGGGAGCTTCCGATGCTACGACATGAGCGATGGCTTCTACCTCGGGGGCTTCTGGGGGCAGACGCCGACGACTTTCGTGCGCATCGAGGACTCGGGAGATATCACGATCACGGCGCCGGAGACGGTCGTCGTGAACACGAACGCGAAGACGATCAACGCGACGTCGTCCTGCGACATAAACACTCAGCAGGCGACGATCAACACTCCCCAGACACACATCACGGGGAACGTGCAGATCGACGGGAACCTCTCCGTGAAGGGGCACATCTCCGGCTTGTCCGGGCTCTCGGTGAGCGGGGGCGGCGGCGCAAGCGTGACGGGTAGCCTCACGACGACCGGGGACGTTACGGCCGGAGGCATCAGCCTGCAAGGGCACGTGCATACCTGCCCAGACGGCGAGACGGGCACGCCTCACTAGGAGAAAGCATGACGCATACGGCCTACACGGCGGAGCTATCAGACGACTGGGATCTCACGGTGGACGGCAACGGGGATCTTTCGATGATCCGGGGCGCGCAGGCGATCTGTCAGAATGTCTGCAACGAAGGACGCCTCTTCTATCATGACGCGGTCTTCCGATGGGATCAGGGTATAAAGTGGTTTGAGGACCAGATCGCCCAGCCGATTCAGGAGGCCGTCACGACCGAGGATCTGCGCACGGCGGCGTCAAGCGTCCCGGGTGTGCTCACTGTGAACTCGGTGACGCTTAAGAAGCTGGATCCGGCGACAAGAACATTGAGCGCAGAGATCGAAATCACTACAGAAGAGGGCATGAATGGCCGAGCTGAAATTTGATCCACGGTCCGGCGTAGTCGTGCCGACGACCCAAGAGGTCCGCGACGATATCGCGTCTGGCCTGCAGGAGGCTTTCAAGACCAAAGACGGCGATCCCCTGCTGAACGTCGATCCGTCCTCCCCGATGGGGCAGGTCGCGGACATCATCACGACCGAGGCGGCGGCGAAGAACTCCGAAGTGGCCTTTCTGGCGAACCAATTGAACCCGCGCACGGCAACGGGCATCTGGCTCGACGCGCTCGCGGCGCTCTACGGCCTCACGCGGCACGTCTCCGAGCCGACCGTCGTCGTCTGCACCTGCACGGGCCTCCGGGGGACGGTGATCCCATACGGGGCGATCGTGCAGGATACTCAGGGCCATCAGCTCCGGCACAGCGTTGGCGGTGGCGTGACGATCCCGGACTCCGGCTCCGTCGAGACGACCTTTTCGGCCGTCGAGCACGGAGCTATCGAGATCGGACCGGGCACGGTGACGCAGATCGTAACCGTGATAGCGGGCTGGGATAGCGTGACGAACGCCGCCGCGGGCGTCACGGGCCGCGTCGCAGAGCCGGACGGCGAGCTGCTGAATCGCATGATCGAGAGCTATGCAGTCAACGCCAACGGGACCGTAGCGAACGTCCAGGCGAACCTCTCTGAGCTCGACGGCGTCCTCGACTGCGTGGTCCTCGAAAACTACACGAACCAGCCGCAACAGCAGTACGGCATCACCTTGACGGCGCACAGCATCGCGGTATGCATCGTGGGCGGCGACGACGAGGCCATCGCCGAGACGATCTTCCAGCGCAAGAGCGCCGGATGCGGGACGGTCGGAACGACGCAGGTGAACTACGTGGACACGGAGCACTTCAACGCCTCATACACGTACAACATCGTGAGGCCGACGGCGGTTGCTCTCAAGATCCAGGTGACTTTCTTCGCCGATAGTATGGACGCTGAGACTCAGTCGAAGGTCAAGAAAGCGCTCATCTCGGACTTCCTCGGCGAGCTCTCGAATCCGCGCGTGAAGCTGGCGACTACGGTCTACGCGAGCCGCTTCTATCGATGCATCCAGAGCGTCACGGACAGCCCGATCAATCAAATACTCCTCGGACTCAATAACAGGGGGCTGGCGACGTCCATCGATGTGCCCGCGGACGAAAGTCCTACGCTCAGCGAGGAGACCATTTCGCTAGTCTTCGGAGGCCGACATGGCTGATACTCAGACTTGGCAAGACATCCTCGACGTCGATGACGTGCGCGACGAGGCCGACTTCGCGGACATGACGACGGACGCCATTCAGTCTCAGTACGCGCACGCGAAGCGCATCCGTGGCGTCGCGGAGAAGGTTCGGCAGGAGATCGACGCAACACAAGATATGGTGGATTTGCACGGCATGGTCGCGGACATGCAGACCGCGCAGGGCGTCTATCTTGATTGGTGGGGTCAGCGCGTCGGCGTGGACCGGCTTCTGAAAGTCAAGGGCGAGTGGTGCCGCTTCGATGATGATTACTACCGCTTTCTGCTCCTCTATCGAGCGCGATGCAACCTCGCCAACGCAACGGTCTCGACGATGAACAACATGCTGTCGCAACTGACAGATACTCGGGTATTCGTAGTCGACTATCAGAACATGTCGATTCAAAGCATCGTCGTTATCGGCACCATCAGCGATCTCCAAGCGCAGATCCTTCAAACCTACGGACTGCTGAACCGGCCCGCTGGCGTGCTGACGAACTTTCTTATCATTTACCCGGACGAGAAGATCTTCGGCTTCGCCGGGCAGGATCTGCAACCCTTTGACTTTGGGGTATTTAACCCCGGGCGAACGATTGAAACGTGATTCACTCAGCGCGAAGCCACGTAGCGAGAAAAAAGCAAACCCCGCAAGGTTCGCGGCCTTAGCGGGGTTTTTCTTGACCACCTTCTGGACAGGTGCTCAATGGAACCAATTTTAGAGCTAGTGAGGGCCCCCTATATGGCTCAAGAACTACCTTTCTCGATATACGTTATCGCTTATGCGGTGGCGATCTTGGTAACCGCAAAGGCGGTTAGGGCTATCAAAGAGCTTTGGAAAAAGTAAACCCCACAGGTGTAGCGGCCTGCGGGGTTGTTTGTACCTCAACTCACCTGAGGACATATGGATATTTTACCTTCATTTGACTTGGTGAGACTTATGACGACGCCTGATCTTCCGCTCTACGGTCAGCTTTTCGCCTATGGCATCGGGCTTGCCGGAATCGGTATCGGCCTCAAACAAATAGTCGGAGCTATCTCGCAGATTCTTGAGTGGTTTCGGAAATAGCAAACCCCGCAGGGAGTGACGGTCTTGCGGGGTTTTTCGTATCTGATGAAGAGGATCAGACATGAAGATTTTACTGGAGATCAATCGGGAGGTGCGGATGTTGCTGAGCGAAAAGAATCTGCCGGCTCATGGCAAGGCGGCCGCTTGGGTGCTTGTCGCTTTGGTCGCGGCTGTAGCCTTTGCCATTGTGTGCTTTGGAATTAGCTTGCTGAAATAGCAAACCCCGCTGACGTGCAGGCCAAGCGGGGCTTTTATTGATCACCTTCACTGCGGGCGATCCATAGAAACAATTTTACTTCAGGTAATTGGCGTGCTGATTTTGTGCGGCATTGCCGGTTTTACGGCTTTGACTGCTGGTCTTGCCGTTCTCGTTTGGAAGAGAGTGTTCAAAGAATGAGCAAATATCCACCTCATCTTTTGTCGTGCCCAATTGCCCAAAACGGCGACAAGGCCGCAGTCCCTGTGACGGCTCAGGAAGCCGGTGCGGGGCGACTCAGTCAAGAAGAAGGCTGGGGGGCATGGAACTCCCGCCCTATCGGTGAGGGCGGCATCCCGCCGAAACGCGAAGACTTTAACTCCGTACTGAATTTGCTTTCGTCCTTTTTGGTTTACTACCAGCAAGGCGGGGTCATGAAGTACTCCGCCTCACTTGACTATGAGCCGGGCAATGAAATCTTCTCCGCCACGGGTACGAAGTGCCGGTGCCTCGTAGCGAACGGCCCCAACACCGCAAAGGGTGTAGTCGCTCCCGGATCGGATAAGACTGTATGGAAGAACCTTGATGCGCCATCCGTTATCGCCGGTCAGATCACGCCTTTCTACAACTGTCGGCTCGGCGGCTCTGACGGTCGCCGCCTGATCCCGTGGGGCGAGAGCGTCGCCGACGAGCGGTACGTACTTTGCGACGGCGGCACAGACGGCTTGGGCGGGAACGTCCCGAACCTGATGGATAAGTTCCTCCTGCCGAGCACGGTCGCGCAGGCGGGACAGACGGGAGGTAGCCTCAACCTCTCGATCCCGGGCGTGACCGTCAGCGGCACGGTCGGGGAGACGGTGCTTACGGTCGAGCAGATGCCCGCGCACACGCACACAGGCAGTTCATCGACTGCGGGCGCGCATACGCACACTCGCGGCACGATGGAGATTACAGGCGCGATCCCCGTGGACGATCACAAGATCCGCTATGTCGAGGGGGCCTTTTATCAAAACGGGAACTATTCCAACTGCGACAACCGCGACTCAGAAAACGACTCTCCTCGCGCGTCCTTTGCGGCTTCGAGAACGTGGTCCGGGGAAACGTCGTCTGGCGGCTCGCACTCGCACACGATGAATCTAAACTCGACCGGTGGCGGGCAGGGGCATACGCACACAATCACGAGCTCATCCGAAGCGCAGACGCTCACGCTAGACCGTCCGCCTTTCTATCGTCTCGCTTATTTTGTCAAACTGCCGGAGTAGTAAGGCATGGCATCAAAAGAATTTCATTTCCATTACGTCAAAACGCCGACCGGAGCAATAAGTGGGCAGTCTGTCCTTACGCAGACAGAGGACGCGATCAATGACCTCGGCGACTATATGTTCGAGGCTACGGGCGACGCGACCGAGGCGTTGAATAAGGCTACTGAAGCGCTCAACACGGCGAATACGGCTCAGCAAAATGCGGCCGAGGCGCTCTCTACTGCGAATTCTGCGATTGGTAAGGTCAACACCTTAACCGCGACCGTCAATTCGTTTGATGGTCGCATCAAAAAGGCTGAGAGCAACGCGGCTAATGCCGTCACTGCGGCGACTGAGGCATCTAATAATGCCTCTCAGGCAGTCACAACGGCCAATTCTGCGCTTAATACGGCTCAGCAGGCCGTCACGACGGCCAATGCCGCGAAGACGATGGCTCAGAATGCAAGCACTGCGGCTACTCAGGCCGTGGGCACGGCCGGCGCGGCGAATGCGACGGCGGAAGAGGCGAAGAAGATTGCTCGGCAGGCCGTGACCGACACGGACGGCATCCGCGAAGAAATCAATCAGAACATGGCCGTGATGACCCAAAAGGTAACCGAGGCCACGACGCAAGCGCAGAACTCCGCGTCCTCCGCCGCCCAATCACAGGCCAATAGTGACCTTTCTAAGCGGTGGGCGACATGGACGACGGGCGTAGAGACCGAAGGCGGCACGGACTACACCGTCGCCGATGACGGCTATTCGTCCAAGTGGAATGCTCAGCTCGCTCAGGCATGGGCGGTGAAGACTGACGGCAAGGTGACGGAAAACAACCTGCCCGATGGAGCTGAGATCGACTACTCGGCGAAGTACTACGCTCAGCAGGCCGGGGGTTCAAACAGCGCGGCGAAGGCATCAGCCGATGCGGCGAAGGCTTCACAGACTGCGGCGGCGTCCAGTGCGGCGGCGGCGAAGACGTCTGAGACAAATGCCGCCAATTCTGCATCTGCGGCTAATACTTCAAAGACAGCGGCGGCAGGCAGTGCTACTACTGCAAGCACGAAGGCAACGGAGTCGTCTGCTTCTGCGCAAAAAGCGAAGGACTGGGCTTCAAAAGAGGGCGGCCCGGTTGAAGGCGAAGGCGCTACAGCAGAGTATTCTGCGAAGTATTACGCGCAACAAGCGAATCAGAGCAATAGCGTGAAGTACGTTGCTCAGACGCTTACGACTGAAGAGCAGTTGCAGGCTCGAACGAACATCGGAATGACGACACTAAGTAATTCCGAAATCGATGCCTTGTTTAGCGCCTAAGTTGAAGCTCCCCCGTTTAAAAACGGAGGATTCACCATGACACTCTCAAGGTTGTTTTCAGGGGGCAAAGCCGCCTGAGCGTCACCCAATCAATTGCACAAAAAAGCAAACCCCGCAAGGTTCACGGCCTTAGCGGGGTTTTTTCAAGAGGAAAAGACATGGCTGGATATTTGGATGCGTCGGGTCTCAAACATTTCAAGAGGAAAAACGACACTACATATCTTGGCAAGCAGGAGAAGGCGGCTTCGGCGAAGGTCGCAGACTCAGTCGTTTGGGAGAACGTTTCCGGGAGGCCGGATCTATCTGCATTAATTCCGCCCGGCACGATCATCCACTACGCCGGGCGCACGGTCCCGAGCGGCTGGCTCATCTGCAACGGCGCGAATGTGAACCGAACCGACTACGCGGCCCTTTTCGCGGCTATCGGTACGACCTACGGTGCCGGCAACGGGTCGACAACCTTTGGCCTGCCGAATTTGAACGGTCGCTTCTTGGAGTGCACGACGTACACCAGTGAGGTTGGCACCTATAAGGAAGCGGGGTTACCGAACATAACGGGCTACTTCAGCAACAACGGGGATGGGCGGTTCGAGACTAGCAGTGGCTCTTTTACTAACAACACCTCAGTGACGCATAGCCACAGCGGAAATAACGCTAATGAAGGTCGGGGATTTAACTTTAGTGCTTCGAAATCCTCGTCTTTTTATGGCCAATCTTCAACGGTTAAACCCCCGGCGATGGTGGCTTTAGTCCTGATCAAGTCTTAATGAGGGCTAGTGTCGCCAGTGCCGGGGGTTGAACTGCTCCGGTCGTTCCGTATAAAGATGAACACCTGTTAGCGTCCATGTAAACGTGTCTGCCATCGCTCGCTCCCCCGCTGTTTGAATGCACCCCTGTTTGGCCGTTCGTAAAGGCCCCAGTGGTCTGCATCGAGCCAGTATTGCCGTGAGAGGTGAAACTACCTGTGATGTTCGG